GTATTTGCGTTATCGTCTTGCCCTACATTATCAACGGTTTCACCTTCTAGATGTCCGTCTTCATATGCGTTATCCATTATTTAGCTCCTTCCTGCGATTTCTCTTTTCCTTTTTGAGCTTCACTACGAGTATTCATTCGCAATTTCTCGGATTCGAGTTTGACCGCATCTGTTAACCTGCCTACTTGCAGTTTGCTATTTAGCTTGCTATCGAGCTCTTGCTCTTTTAGCTTCGTTTTGAATTTTTCTACCTCTGTACGCTTACGTGAGGAAATTGACTCTCTATGTGCAGTTTGTAAGTCACCTCCGAGCTTCTTAATTTGCTCTTGTGCTTGCTGCAACATACCCTGTAATTTACCAACTTCGTCACTTCTTTGCAAGACTCCTTCTTTATCGAAGATTTCTGTCTTCTTAAGCGCTTCGACTCTATCAATAAGACCAGCTTGGTAAGCTTCCATGTATATTTGCCATTCACCCCATTTATTAGATGGCAATGTTGAGCTTCCGATAATCCTTATATCGAATTGGCCTACAGATACATCGTTTTCAATTGTTTGTAATTCTTTTGTCTTATCGTCGTATAATCTCTTATTAATTGTAAATTCTGTTAAATCATTATTTGGCTGTACAATTCTAAATGTTTTCTTGAATGTATAATGTTGCTTTGCCATATTGTATGCAACTTGACCTAATCTCTTCAAAGAGCCTTCAATATCCCTTAACTTAGATTTAGACCTTCTTTGACCGACATCTTCCATCATCATAGTTGCACTATACGTTTTAGGCGCTGCATCGGTACTTCCGTGCATCATTTCAAATATACCTATGTTAAGGTCTATGTAACCCTCAATCATCTTAGGAAGCGTCAATATAGAGCTTGCAAGCGGTGCTGGCTGTGGAAAATGAGGTTCCCCAAAAGATGGGTCATATTCTATGGTAGCGTTGGGATTCGCCCAATCTCTTTCCAACTCCTCAATATCACTAACACTACCTTGGGGTACGAGTAGCTTCAGTCCAGCCGAAGCTTGAGCATGGGATGTAATGAGAGATACCGTCTTGTTGAGGAACCTTTGAAATGCCTTGTTCTTCCTAACATCACTCATTGGATATGGAGTATTAGTCCATATATTTGGTACTGGAACAATTGGATATATATCTGTATCACATATCATTTCATATAAAACTATTTGCCCAACAGTACATGTTAGTTTAATTCTTGGTTGTGTAACTTCTACAAAATCTATTAATTTGTTCTCTATTGCTTTAGCAAAGTCTCTATCTTGAGCCATAATAGAAAAATCTTCCTGGGTCATGATTCTTTCATCACCAGTCCTTGTATCTACAACTCTATAATAAGGAACTCTTACTTTTCTATAATATTCAAGTAATCTGTACTTGTCTACGCCATAATCTTTATCTTTACTATTATCAGGAGTAAAAGACTCCATTGTTGTTTTATTAGTAGAATTAGGGTAGTCTTCGTCACCACTTAATGCTTCGACTTCATCAATTAGCATTTTATC